GTGGAACGGACTAATTTAGGCAAAACTCACACACCGCGTACGACATTGAAATCCGGTGAATGGGGCAAACCGGTTGGTTACTCAGTGCTAGTAGACTCCTATAGCGCAGGATTTCCTGCACCGTTAGGTACTCATGGCTATTGGCATGTTATTGGAGCACGTGATACCAGTGCGGGGTATGCCGGTTTTCTAGCGAGTTATGCTAACGGCCTAATTTATTACGGTCATGCCCTGGCTGCCCGCGAAAATCCAACATGGTATGCGTTATATACCACCAGTAACACCACAGTCGTTGATGGCTACCTAAAAACAGCATCCCCCATTATCCAAATCTACCCTGGTGGCACCTTTACCACCAACGACGAATCCGAGGGTGCTATTGTCGAGCGTCTGTCTGAGGGCGTCTATCTCATCAAAAACGTGCTGGGGTTTAATGCTGATGCGGCATGGGGCGGTGTTGATGGTGGGGTTGAGATACCGCTGTGTAAAAATAAACTGCCGTTGATTTGGGTGGATTACAAAGTGCTACCCGATGGTGCCATCAAATTAATGACCTACCACCGTGAGCATGCAGAAGCACCTACATTCGCCCAAAATGTACGAGAGAGTTATTCAGACGGTGACCCGATTGATATCCCCGCCGGTCGGTCTATATCTGTCCGTGTCCAGATGCCAGAGAGTTCTATTTGGAATCAGCAACAACGGAAATTGACTGAGTCGGAATAAATATAGGGGCATAGTGCCCCTGATTGTTATTCTGGCGCTTTAGGCCAGTCAATATTGGGTGCTGTCGAACAGTCTACACGGTTCAGTAGCACGCAATATTTTTTCCATGCTGTTAGCGCTGACAGTTCCGCCGCCGTCGCCATTTGAAGATCGACGGCATACTGTAGCGGCGCGATTGCGCTGGTCGCCTGAGTCATGAGATATTTTTTCTGGGATTCAGCCTGTTGTTGCAATTCCGCTGGTGTCGGCGGTGGGATATCACCCCATGCAGGTAGACCGTCAGATCCCACAATCCGGCGTTTCCCCGCGGGGATATCACGTGTAAATTTAATAAAAACAGCCTCGCGCACCGCAACCCCGTCATCCGGCCATGTCCCCGCGGCAACATATGCATCTTTCAGAGACAACAGAAAGAACGAATTCTGCGCCGCACTAAAAATATATCTACTCATTACTATCTCCCTATGGCTAAATATTGACCGCCCTCACCCTGCACATTGACATGGGCAACAAAACCATTACGTTGTTTGTTTGTTGCTCCCCACGTATGTCCTGTCGCCCAACCTGCATCAGAAACAATAACGTGGTCAACAGTTGTTGGGAATTTGAACGGGAACTCCACAAACACGCGGGTTGACGAACTGAAATCAATCAGACCAAATTGAATGTATATATCACCTAAACGATACCAGCCCTGCCCATGCTCAAACCTGAGATACGCCAGAACCGCATTAATACTGCCCCGTGAGATTAAATCCCGGCCAGTGGGTGTGATGGGGCTCAGTGTTGCCGTATCCGCCCCGGTAAAATACGGCAGCAGATCTCCTCCGGTCACCAATCCGGCCAGTGCCGTCAGGGTCGCGTTCAGGGGTTGCCGATTTTTTATAATTTCAGACAGACTGTTAGAAAAGTTTGCGTCATTGTTGATTGCCTGAGCCAGTTTCTCCAACGTATTCAACGCGGCTGGGGGGTTACCTGCAATTAATTCGGGTAAACCGAGGTTTTTCACAAACGCCTGTTTATCCAGAATATCCGCGCCGTTCTTGTTTTTCTCCAGACGAGTATTGGCATTATTATTTGCTGCATTTGCCAAAGATTGCACGAAGGCTGTCGTTGCAATCTGGGTGTTATTAGCATCCTGTGCTGGTGTTGGCGCAGTCGGTGTTCCTGTGAATACAGGGCTGGCTTTGGGTGCATATTGAGGATGTGGATCTTTAGCTTCGGTATGCTCCTTCAGCTCACTCTCGTTTTGTTCCAACTGCTGTTTTAGATAACTTGTACGACTAGCAAGTTGTTTAGCCTGCCGATTAGAAATGCCATCAGGACCACCTAATACGGGGTCTGAAGTTTCTATCTGATATACACCGTCAGACCATTGTGGGGTTTCGGGTAAATTAGCCATTTAACTGCTCCCATGATTGTAACTGCCGTTATAGCTGACAGTGTTGTTGTAGCGAATTGATACTGACTGATATTCCAAACTGGCGAGATGGCAACGCGCAGGCGCAAAAGCCGCTAGCGTGGTACGTAATAGTGAGGCCTGGTCATTGGTAATAGGTTGCTGAAGAATAACCCGATAAACTGCCCAGGACGTTGCATCACCATGCACATAATTACCGTTATGGCTGGCATGACCGTCATAGTTGATTTGTCCTGTGCCTTCAATTAAATCAACTTCACCAAATCCAAAACGGCGAATTACCTCCCTGATTGACCAGGGCGTGCCTTTATAGCGATGCAGCTCTATCGCTGATTTGATTAGTGTGCGCCGGGCATCTTCTGATTCGACAAGCTCCCAGCCATCACCTAATAATGAAAACTGGTCAGCGAGCCAGTACAATGCGCTGATATCGACAATATCAATGAGATAAACCATTAACCGGGTTAAATCGATATCATCAAAACGAGAAACGAGCTGTCCTAATGCACGCATGCTGATATCAGATTCAAGTGGCGGCGGTAAATGTAACTTAGCCATTAGCGACTCCCGTGATCAAAACGGAAATACCAGTACAGTTTGCCCATTCATTCTCATTTATGACCTGAAGTGCAGGTGATTCCAGCTCTACCTGATAGACACCGGAAATAGACAGTATTGAAATGATCTGGCTGGGGACGATATCTTTCCCAAGTGTTGTAGCACGTTCCGCTACCCACGTTTGTATAGCTTGTTCTGCTGAGGACTGAATATCTAAGGCATTAACGCCGACATACAAAGTCAATTTTGCCTTGATGGTGTAGTCGATTTGTACTGGCGATTTTGCGTGAACAGTGTCCGTCAATGGACGGACTTTCTCATCAGAGCAAAAACTTTTCACCAGCGTTAGAATGCTTTCATCTGGCAAGCCTGTCGCCAATAGTGGAAATAATTCAACTGTGCCTGGAACGGGGGACATAACCGCGACATCAACAATGTTGGGATGAGCACGCATGGCATGGAAACGATAGGCCTGACAACTGCCCGCATTAGTAAACGATTCGGGTGCCATCTTAATTCGTACACGCAGTCTGTCGTCACTTTCCTCAGCAGAACCACCGCTACTGGCGATTATGTTAGTTACTTGCAGATCAATATCATCGATCTCATCCAACAGAGTGCTAACCTGTGCAGGTTGCCAGCCATTACCCGATAATCCTGCATCCATACAGGTAGCGCTGACATTGACGAAACGCATGCCAGTTTTTAGAACAGCGTCTGTGTTAGTAGCAAAAATAATGCTATCTGATGCACTAACACGTGTTCCAACGGGAATAAGGACATCTCGTTCTAATACTTCATCAACACTAAATTGCAATGTGGTATGCGCAGGTTGGGCAGGTAGCCGATATACGCCAACCAATTCGCCTAAGTAGTCCAAAATGGGGGCACAAGCAAACTGAACCAAATTTTGTTTAGCCGCTTCCTGGACTCTCATCCGGATCAATGCCTCACGATAGGCAAACAAATTAATCAGCAGGCGTTCAGCCTGTGCTGGGTACAACGTTTTGCCGGCATCAGCCTCATACTGTGCGATCATCTCGGTTGTGATTTTCTCTGCATCGCGTTCGATAAAATTAGGTTCTGTCAGCGCCATAACAACTCCGTAGATTGTGTAATGCCATCCGCGGCAGCCCAATTCACACGCAGAGTTAAATGCTCTCCATCAATGGTGGGTTTTACCGATAGCAATTGACAGCGAGGTTCCCAACGCGAAATAGCATCGACAGATTCTCTGACAACGTGGGGAATTGCGCGGTCTATGGGATAATCAATATAGCGATGTAAGTTACTGCCAAATTCTGGTCGATGTGGGTCACTGCCACGTGGTGTACGCAGAATAATGAGAATGGCTTGAGCAATATCATCCAACCCACTGACTGTTTCGCCGGAGTGTTGGAGAGCAGGTTGCCAAAAAACAGAGTTTGAGTTTGTATTCATGGGGGCAGTATCGCCCCCAGCTGGAAGGTTTGATATTAAAGACGTTTAAAGAAGTTAATGAGAATGATGGTTCGAATTACCGCCTTCATCCATGATGCTGCCCGTTGCATGGATATTGCCGTTGACGCTGACGTTACCCTGAATATTTGCTGCAATACCATCACCACCAGAACCCGATAGCCCATTCTGGTAGGTTAACCGACCTTTTACTAACAAATTTCCGGTTAAAATTGTTTCCGGTGTATCAACAGTGACTTGTTGCGCCTGAATAACAACATTGGCACCTACAGTGATATTTATATATTGAATACCACCATTGATAGTCAAAGTGTGAGTAGTGCGATCATAATAAAAGGCTGCATTATCTGCATACGTCACACCACGGGTGTCTTTATTATTGGCAGGCGGTTTATCAACACTGGAATAAACCGCACCTAAAATAACGCCATCCTCACCATTGGCATCCAGTAGCACCTCAACTTGTTCTCCAATATCAGGCAGCCAATAATCTTTGTTATTTTGGGTATTTCGCTGTAATACATTCAGCCAGTTAGTGCGCATATTATCGCATTCGGGCAATCGCACGCGGGCACGAACGGTGGCAGGGTCTACGGCACTGATAGTACCAACTTGACGAGTTACACTGCTCATTTGGTTTTCTCCTTGATGACTGTTTCGGAAGAACCATCTGGTTTATAAACAACTAATTTCTGCGTCTTACTCTTCTTACCTTTCTTAGACTTGCCCGATGTAATGGGGCCACGAGCAATTTCAAGTTCAGTGGCATATCCACTGCTGCGATCAAAGGAATGACGAGCTGCCGTAATTAGCCATTGCCCAGATAGTTTGCCAAACCCAATCAATGCGATTTTATTTCCAGCTGTTAACTGGGGGCTTCCCATCAATGACAGCGAACCGTTTTGTTGGTATTCGTTATGAGAATCCAGTGCTGACTGTGCCTTAATTTCTGCACTATTTTTGTCTGTTGCTCGACTATTGACTTTTAAGGTATCTGCGCTGGTTTCTTTTCCACTATTATTTTTTCCTTTTGAATCGGCTTGATGACTTGTACTGGTCGTGCCGTCAGCTTCATAGACAATTAATTTTTTATCACCCGCCTTTTGGTGTTTCACCTTGGCTTTCTTATAAACCTTGTTAATCGTGTCCCGCAGTGAAAATTGGGCAACATCATGAGGGGATAGTTTCTTTATAGGCACCTGGCTGCGTAAGGTGGTTAAGTGAGAAAATATGAGTTGTTCACTGACAACCTTAACGGCATAACCGTACTCATTGGCCAGTCGCTTCAGGAAGGCTATATCAGTTTCCGAGTATTGTGTCACTCGGTCAATTTTGATGGTTTCAATACTGCCAACCAGCTTTAGTCGGTGTTTTTTGGCAATACGACTCGCGATGGCTGCCAGTGTCGTATTTTCAAATCCACGATTAGATTTGGTACGTAATGCCATATTAATCGATGTTGCGACACCTCTAATGGATACTGTCGAGGGCGGGCTACTGACTTCAATTTCATCAATAGAGAATGTACCACAATTAAGCAACTGTTCGCCAAGATAACCCAATCTCAACGTTAATGTATCACCTTTGCCCGGATACCATTTATCCAGCCAGCGACCATCGGTATCATCCAGCTCCACTTCAATTTCATCCGATTCACTTTTGATATTGTCGGTATAGCTGACACGCGTAACATACGGTGTGATGTCGCTAGTGATATCTTTTTGCAAATAACGTAACGTAAACGTCGGGCTTAAAACGTCAGAGACACCCGCCAGAGAGGGGGTTTGTCTGATATCAATTATCTCAGCCACGGTGGAGTATCCTCTGTAGTGACTACATTGTCAGCGTCAATAATGGGGATCAATACAACTACCCCCGATGGCAATACGGGTGTAACGGCAATATGAGGGTTGGCAGCAACAATACGGGCATAACCCAGAGGATCACCGTAATAATAATGGGCCAATAAATCCCATCTATCACCAGCTTTTGTAATGTGCTCAAGAAACATCAAAGTACCCTCGTCGTAATTTGCGCAGCCATCTTACTGAGTGCAGGAGATATCGATGTGAATGTTGAACTAGCCGATTCAAGCTGCCCCGACACAGAATCCAATGCAGCCGCAATATTACGACTGTCTACACGGCTTAATGACGCTTGAGCGTTATTAATAAATGTTGCGGCCTGTCCTGTTGCTCTGGTCAATTGAATTGCCTCCGGCAGCGTGTCACCCAAGGCTTTAAACGCCGGATAACTTTTTCCTAATGGCCCAGCAATATTGTTCAATCCGGTAAAAAGACCGGGCACACGAGTCAATGCGACTGCCGGGTTACCTTTCATCTTCTGCGCAATACGTACGGTACTGATCGTTGTTTGCAATGCTGACTGCGCTTGTTTGGCATAATTCACGCCATCCCTGAGTTGTTTAGCCAGACCTGATGGCTTCGGTACTGCATTAGATAACGCCTTTGTATTCGGAACATGGGATTTAATAGCAGGTGGCTTCAGTTGATTTTTAGGATCACCAACATATTCACGCAATGTCACGGAGGCATTCAGGGCAAATACATTGCCGACTGAGTCTGTTTGTTCACTGGTGGCTGTCACATCAGTAATGACAAACCAGCCACGATAATCGCCATTGCCAAATACCAACGCCAGCGCCTGATGTTTTCGCATCGCTGCGCGTAACCGATTTAATTCAACATCCGGCGTACAATAATGTTGATGAAAGACCAGGCTAAGTTGAATTTCATCCAGCTTCTCACCCACGAACTGCAAGCCAGGCTTACCGTGGATTCGGGCATGTTCAGCGTAATCAATGCCAAACGTAACATCGAACCCATCCCAATACGTGATTAATTCAAATTCAATATCACCTAATACAGCAAACATTATTCATACCTCCGGCGTTCTCTCTGTATAACGATACGCTCCAGCATTTTTTCCAATTCGTGCAAGCTCATATTTAATGCCTGACTGATATCGGGTGTAGCCGTTTGTGGTTTATTGCCAATGTAAATTTGTGGAGAATAAGTGACAGAAAATCCATTATTGCTGTTTCCCGCATTTTTATAGGCTGCCCGCCCAGTGGAATAACCTGACATCGTTTTGGTCACTGGAATTTGAGGAGCGTCAGGTGTCATTTCTTCAGCCAGACGCTGAGTGGCGCGAGCAGCCAGCGGACTTGTACGCTCAATACCCATCACCGCGCCTTGCACGATATTATCGCCAAAGCCCATAAATACCCGACTGGGAGATTGAATACCTAACGTTTCTTTAAACCAGCCAGAAATGTTGCCACCGAAGTTTTTAATAGTATCCTTGGCCGTGGTCAGCATATTAGAAATGCCATTCACCAATCCATTAACGATATTTTTACCAAAATCAGTAAAGTTATTGGGCATATCAATGCCAAACCATTTCATGACACCACTGAACGCCTTAGAGAACCATTTCAAGGGAGACCAGTTTGAAATTAACTTACCAACTTTAAGTATCCCACTATTAAAAACATTTGATATGTCATTCCAGCGGGTAGTAAACCAACCTTTAACATTAGACCAAATGTTTTTAATTCCCTGCCATCCCCCCTGAAAAGCAGATCTGACTCTACCCCAAAGCCCTTTAAAGAAATTGCTGATGGGTTTCCAATAGCGATAGATAAGATACGCAGCGACTGCAATACCGACGATGATTAATCCAATGGGATTCATTAGCAATGCACGACCAATCCACAAAAGAGCCCTGCCAGCCAGCATCAAACCCTTATAGAGAGCACCGCCAAGAACTTTACCTAACCCACGAGCCGCGCTAGCCATTTTACCTAAGAGATTGCCGACAAAAGCAAATCGCCCCCCCGTACCGATAGCGGCCCGAAGCAATAACCAACGGGTGCGCATTAACATGGCACCTTTCCAGATATCAATGATAGGAGAAAACAAAAGGTTTAGGCCTAATCTGACCCCCACTGAAGCCGCTTTAAATGCCAAAAACCCGCCGACCAGTGAGACAACATTACTGATAAGTTCAGGATGAGCTGCAAGCCATTTGCCAGTCTGATCAATTAATGGGATAAAAGTTTCGGCTAATTGCATCAGCGTCGGACGCAATGATTGACCAATATTAATAGATGATTCATTAAATCCAATCTGAGTACGCCGCCACCTTGCTTCCAGCGTGTCATTTTGCTTATCAAAATCTTTCGACAGTGTATTTTGTGCACCATCACTATTCATCTCCTTTTTACTGGATAAATACTTATCCCAGCCCTGACGCATAGATACCAGATGGTTCACTGTCTGAATATCAGTAAAAATTTCAGCCAGACCAAATGATTCCATTAATTTTTGTTGGCTGTCTTGATCACCTTTAGCTCCAGCTTCCTGCCATTGCTGTAAAAATGCTTTTCCTTTTCCATCAATAAAACGATTGGCGATCATTAAGGAGGCTTCATATTGCGAGAATCCTTGTGCAACATAACGCTGCATTGACCCTTGATAGTCAATACCAGCATCCGCATATTTATGGATAGTGTCACGTCTCCCCATTGCGGCCAGCCAGTTTGTCATATTGGTAACAGCCGCCTCCGCTGAACCACTTCCTTTACCAACCTCCAAACTGGCTACAATCTGTGTGATAGCTTCTTTGCCTGTGATTCCACGTGCAGCAAATGCTTTGGACAGCCCAGGCAATGCTTTCGCCATATCCTTTAATTCAAATGAACCAAGTTTTGCTCCCGTTGCTGCAATACCGAAAGCTTGCTCTAGATCTTTGGTATTAGTAATTTTAAGAGCATCACTGAAAGCAAACGTCATTTTGGCCAGATCAGTCATATCCGCTTTGGTGGCGGTAGCCGCTTTTCCCAATAATTCAGCAAACTGTGATGCTTTTTCAGGAGCCATGCCATCAGCAACCAACTGACCAACTCCACCCAAAAGTTCTTCCTGAAGCTGATTAACTTTGAGTGATGTTTGTCGAATAGACACACCAATGGCTTGTTCTTGTTTTGCATCCAGATCACCCGTAACAGCAATGTCTCTTAACCCTGATTCAAATGAGGCGTATTTTGTTACTGATTGCATAACGGGAGAGGATATTGTTCGCGCTAATGCGTAAGTTTCGGCACCTTTTCCATAGAGCGCCATACGGTTTGCTCTGGCGGCATCACTCATACTGGCAGTAGACTCTAAACGTTTTTGCTGACGGTTTAATTGTTCCAGTGTTCGGCCAACACGTTGTAAATCTGTATTCAAACGTTGGGCACTGCGGGAACCCAACTGACCATAACGTTCAATAGCACGGTTCAATGCCTGTTGCCGATTTTCCAGCCGACGAGTGGTTTCTCCTAGGGCGCCCAGTGTACGGCGAGTTCCCGATATAGCAGAGCTAAATGCACCGCTAATGGCTCCGCTTATGATGACACCGATGGAAAATTCTGCAGACACGGGTTAAGCTCTCTTTAAGTGAAATTTTTTAAACAGGAAATGCAATGGGAAAATCACTGGTGGTATTTCAAACATTCTTAGTGGCCGTATTTGCCAGTATCTATATCTATTTGATGGCTGAACTGACGGTCTATACGGTAAGTACCAGTGACAGTGGATTGGTCTGGGTGATAATGATTGGTGGCGGCGCAGTGCTATTGTCGATAGCCATGGCGCTGATTGCTGCAATATTGCAACCAGCTATTTATCTGCTGGCTGCAATCGCTGTAGGTATCGGCGCGTTAGTTAATCGTCTTTATTCTCGCGTTTGATTTGGGTGTTAGCCTCATCCAACCAACATTCAAATTCATCCAGAGCCAGATTATCAATTTCACTCGGCTGAAACCGAAACCACCGTGCCAGTATTGCCGCGGCTTCCCACAGCATCTTTATTTCCTTGATCCACCCCGACAATTTTCTGAAATCGTTGCTGCAATGCCAGATAGTCTGCGGCATCCATCTGTTCGATATCTTCCGGTAGCAACCCGGTGGAACGTGACAATAAAATATCATCCCAATCGGCAGGGTTTTCGCTGATTCGACGAGCGGCCTTGATATCTTTCACTTTCAAACGTGATAGCTGGATTTCTTCAATATTAACGCCAGCAGCCGTGGTATAGGGAAATTGAAGGCGGTAATTCGTTGACATGATGATACTCCTCTGTAAGTTTCATTCAGTATCATTCATAGGAGGAAGTGGCGATATTAAAGAAGATTAAAGAAGAAAGGGGCGAGTGCCCCCATTATTACCCACTAAGTCTACAGACCAGACATTGCGACTAGCCTCCAATATTAACGCGATAATCGGTCAGCTGATCAATACCACCTACACGGAAGATATTGGCTAAATAATCCAGTTCCAGTAGCTCTTCCCCATCCAATACCTGCTTAATATAGGTACACGTAAAACTACTGGAGAAATCAGCGTTTTCATGTTGCTTAAATGTCCCCAGTGGATTCTTCTTAAATAAAATGGTCAGATACGTTACCAATGGCACTTCATCAATACGTCCCTGTGAACTGAATTTCTGGACACTGGAACGGCACTGTAATGCCAGCGATTTATAAGGATTCGCCGCGGATAACATAGCGTCACGGTAGAAACTGTTCCACTTAATCTCACCCTCCAGTTTATCAAAACCCGCGGGAAGTTCGACTTTACCCACCATTCCCAATGCCTTATGTTCCTGCATAGTCATGGATACGTCCGGCAGCTTGACTTCTTCCGCTCGTCCCAGCAGGTTATTGCCATCAATATAAATGTTGGCATTAGTAATACGGTTAATTTCAATTTTTCCAGCCATTAACTATTCCCCTTTAGATTCAGCAAATACTCAGAGGTGATCTCAGTCTCAAATGTGAGTCGTTCCAGTGGTGGCGGTGGTGTATATTTATAGCTAAGCAACAAATGACCTGCTGCCAGTGATGTTTCTTCGTTGCGTGTAGAGTCAAACCAACACTTAAATCCCAACAAAGCACCATCAGCAATCAACTTACGCCCGTAGGCATTAACGGATTCTGTCAGGGCATCAATTAGCGCGGGGGTGATCGGCATATCAATATATTGCTGGCTGAAGTAACGCAAGGACTCATTAATCACGTCTCCGGTTCTGCGCACGTTCTCGAAGTTACGCATGTGTGTCACTGTTGGCCATGCGGCAGTACGATTACCCCATAAGCGTAAACCTGAACCATAACTGTTGAATATTGTTGTAATACCTTGCTCATTGAGCAGGTTGACTTCACTTTGTGGATCATCAATCATGGCAGATAACTGACGTTCAATCCCTGTGATCCCCATGATTTCCTGATTGGAGGATGACCACCAAAAGCCCTTGTCTGCATCAACCTTAGCACGCAATCCCGCAGCACGGGATGACAGCGGTTCCAAGCGCTCGCTATTAGTCTCAGCATCGTAGACTTTGACGTGTGGGTAACACAGCCGAACACGATCAGAACTGGTATTAAAATTGATTGTGCCAGACGGGCCACGACCGTTGATAGCTTGTGCGAAGGTTGTTCCTATCGGCGCATCAATATAAGCCATTGCACCCAATTTGGTCGCCAGTGCAATCAGTTCGGTTGTAATACTTAACTGGGTACAATAGACAGGTGCCAGCAAGATCTTGGCAAAGAATCCATACAGATTATACGTATCATTCAGCAAATTCATTCCTGTACGGTTGCCCGCTGCGCTGATGCTGCCAATAATGTCAGCAGGAGTGACCAACGTAGGATCGGCAAAGTCATAACTGGCAACCACAATCGTGCCTGCTGCGATATTCTTACCGATGTTCTTGAGCCTGCCCGTCTGGGCATCCAGCGTGTAATCTTGTCCTTCTATATAAGGTACACTATCCGCAGAGGCTTTCAGTACAACATGACTGACCACAGGATTAGCCAGTTTCGCAGTACCGGTTGTTTTATCAAAAACAACACCTTCATTAGCAACATGGTTCTTATGTATTTCAGGCTCAAGCACATTAATAACCAGTACTGTTCCTGCACCGTGGTCATAAATTGCATCCAGTGCCTGGGGGAGAGTAAACCCATTTATTTGGGTGCCAAACTGGGCCGCATCTTTTTCTGACAAACAGAGCGTCACTGCATTAACGGGCCCCAGTGGTGCAGTACCAATCAGGCCGATCACGGCCGATTTCACCGTTTTGACCGGACGTGGGCCTTTTTCGATTTCGATAGTTTCAACACCATGCAAATAGTTAGCGGCCATCAGTGACCTCCTCGGATTTCTCTTTTTTCTTCAGGCTATTTTTTTGTTGCTCTGGTAAAGGATGAAGATATTGCAACGCGATCAATGTTTGTACATAGTCATGCTGTTCAGGCAAATCAACAGTTTCTTTGCCTGGCCAAAGCAAGACTTCAGTGCCATCCGCCAACGTGACGCCACTTGCCGGACCTGTGTAAAGGTATCTCATTGTTCAATTTCCTCGTAATTGACTTGGGTTAGCAGTGGCCCATCCTCTGACTCACTGTCTTCGATAAATACACATTCAGTCGCAAAATCCAGTATGTACTGCCACAATCCTGCTATCTCACCAAGAAAAGTATCCCTAACCAGCCAGCATTTACGTTGGCAGTTCGGTGGTTGAAACCCGCCCAGAATCCGGCGCACGTGATCCAGTGTGACCACAGCACCTTCACGTCCATTAAGCTGACGAAAAACAATGGTGGCGTTAAGCATCACGATTTGTGTCTGCAAGAGTACGCCGACATCTTCTGGGTTATTAAAGCGAGAACCTGCATAGCTGATTAAGATAGCGCCCACGGGATGGTTTAGCCTGAATTCATCTGGGTTTTCAGGAAAATACTCGACCTGTAAGCCAGGCAGCCTTTCCTGTAATCTGACAACAACAGCATCAATAATGGGTGAAACGTCCATCAATATTTCTCCAACATCCCATGATTGCCCCCGAAGATGGGACGACGCGCCCTGACTCGAAACTCTCCGGGCTCAGGCGCATCTTTTCCTGTAGCCAGTATCCCGAGTGTTAGTTTTGCATCACGTATATCAGCCAGTTGGCGTAGAACGATTTTGTAATCGTCTATCACCGCTTCAGGGATTTTTCCTTCAGGACGGCGAGCATACAGTCGATAGCGCGTTAACGTCACCGCAGCATCACGTAATACGGTGGGCACCTCTGCCAACGGCAAGATATAACGCCCACGTAAATGCGCGTCGATGAGTTCACCTGCGTAGCGAATAGCACTGTTAATCACAGGCTCATTCATTGTCTGGGCAGTCCGTTCGTCGTTAGACAGCCATATCAATGATTGCGTGGGTATCTGCTCTTGCAGATCAGCCAATGAACAATACATGTCATACACCACGTAAGATACGAATGACATTACCCGCCGCGGTGGCTTCATCCAACGCTAATCCGACAGAAACCACAGTGGCATTCTCCGCCGCTCTTGGCACTGCACAGGCGTTCTTATCCGACTGTACGACTTGCCCCCGTGCTATAGGTGCTCCGGCTTCAACCGCGATAATGCCCAACACATTTACCGGAACGGCATCACCTGTTTTCGCATCGACTTCGGCAACACCCAGTGCAGCAGCACCAGCCTGACAAGGTGCATTATCAGCACCGACCAAACGATGCTGGATGATGCTTGCGGTGGCGACAACTGTCGTTGTTAATACAGGTTGTTGTGTTATAGCCATGACCGTCCTCCTTACTCCACAATGTTAGTAATCAGGTAGCCAGCATCACCACCCACCACCGCCACTTTATAAATATCGGTATAACGGCAGTAATTGACCTTACCGCCCACACCTTCATATTTATCCGCGACAGGCATCCCTTTGCGCCGGAAGGTATAACCAAATGATGGCTCATACTCATCGGCACTTTCTGCCCCGGTTTGCGGAGGTGAAACATAATGCAGCATTAAGTTGTCACCCCAGACATCAACAGGTTCTTTTTTAAGGTTTGGCGTAGAAACAGGCTCACCCACGATAACATTTGGGATTTGGAAAAGATCTTTCAGGATTTCTGTTGTGATACGCTTACGTTCATTAGCGCCAATTGCCGCCTGAATTTCAGGGTGGAACTTCAACAGTGACATAACGCTGGCTCCCATCGTCATAAGATTGGGACGGACACCGATAGCGGTTCGTACCCTCTCTATCCCAGCCTCAATGACCTGGATTGGGCTGCCTGTGCCACCCACCCAACGCGCATTATCCGCGAGCCTCTTTACTGAGTCTTTGAGATAAACTTTAGGATCTTGCGCCAATCGGGCTGCATACAATTCACGCTTGAGGTTCACGCCATTGGTGGAGCGACGAATTGCCTTAGCCTCTTCATTAAATAAAGATTCGGCTTTTTCGCGATAATCAACAGCAGCCGCCAAATCATGTTCATTAAGTACAATATCCAACGAACTGCCTTTCTCACGAACTAATACATTACTGTTAGCACCCACCGCACGTTCAGTGTCATATTCAACAAAGGCACTTTTACCAAATGTAGGGACTGTAGCGCCTTCTTTTTCCATTTCAACAACAGGAAAAATATGTTCGCCAATGAACGCCGCATTTTTATAGCCCCGAGCCACACTGGTCAGCACGGGATCAACAATGCGTTTACCTTTCAAATAATCAGACATTTATCTCTCCTCAATAGTTACGGCAGCAGTGTTACAGGCAGCGGGCAACGGCTGCGTCGTAACTGATACCTTCTTTCTTTGCCAACGCGAGCGCTTTTTGGTGCAATGCCAGACGTTCAGGATCTGCATCAGCAAATTCTGTCGTGTCTGTGGATTCGTGTTGGTCAACACGGTCTTTTGTCGCTCGTTCGCCAAAATCGATAACAGGCTGGGCAGAACGCAATAAATCTTTAAACGCGGTAGCCAGCGGTTTCTTCACATCACCTTCAGCAAATTCAACGGGAGATTCCCCTTGAGTAACCGTGTCCAGTAATGCCACCACAACAGATTGAGCAACAGGTGCTAACTTGCCGTCTGCGACCAGTTTTTCAGCAAAGGCCACATTTCCGGCATGTTGTTCAACTTGCTTACGCTGGGCATCGGCGGCATCACGGGCAGCAAGCTGTTCTTTTAGACGGGTGTTTTCATCTTCCAGTGCTTTTTTTTCTTCATTTGTCACGGTGTCTTCCTCACGTTGATGTGTGTTATTGGGTTCATGAAAAGCAGGGGCAGGTTGAGTCGTGCTATAAGCCTCTTCACGTAATGAATCTACCTGCCAGGAAGGAAGCGCTTTATCCGCTTCATCCATACCAAATTTACTGATCAAAAATTCTCGTAGACGCCCCCAGAGTGAAGCGTTAGTGATCTCACTCCAGTCAGAGAACTCCACGATCCCCTGTTCTTGCTCACTGAATTCAACCTGTTTCAACCCCTTAATGGCGGGTGGTTGTGCACCCAAAAAGCCAACATGACGTAAATAGAGCACACCAGGCTTAGGGTTGTTTGGGGAATCAGGCAAATAGAAAGAGGCGGAAATTTTTTTATAGCGACCTGTATCAATCAGTTCGGCAAACTGGGCATCAATCTGCTGAGGCTCTGCAATCAAATCATCACCGGAAGCGGTGAGTGATTTAACCCAACCATAGGCAGGTAGATTGTCTTTGGGATGTCCGATCACAATCGGTGCTTCATGCAATGATGGATCATAGGCCTTCGCACAAGCTTGCAAATCTGCTGGACTGAATGGCAGTTGTTTGCCATTCATATCGGTATGCGTACCGGATTTGAAAATGTGAAGTAACTTCATTTCACTGCCTCTATGATGTTGATAGAGACAGTTTCACCCTAATCAGAAAAAATGACTTTTAATCTGCTTTAGAAAAAACGAGGGAAAAAAATAAGAAAGTGGAGAACTGGAGGCCATTAGATACCGAAAATTTGAGCCTGTAAACGCTTTATAAACTTTTTTGCGGATGACAATGATAAATCACCCGCATAAAGACACAACGTTTAACGGCGAGCCGCTGCTTCAAGATGTCTCTGGATGGCACTCAAAACCGATCTTGTCGCTTCCGGTGATAGTTCATCTTCTGCTGTAACAGGTAAATAAGGTCTGGCAGGCAAGGATATCGATTTATTGCGGCCAGTTTCTCCACCCATTTGATGGATACGGGCATAGATAATGTTTGTACCAATAACCGCCGAACTGGAATCATAACGGGTATTGATTGAATTCATCAAACGCCCCGTTTTTTGTAATGTCTGGCCACTTCGATCTTGTGCTGCAACTGAGGGTATCCAGGCAGGACGACCGTCAGCTTCGAAATTGAATGAGGTTTCTGCCGATAGTGTTGCAGCAATCTTACGCATGGCTGGTGTCAGATCTTCGGCAGAAGATGCTAGCGCATGCAAGCCACGCATCAAATCGTTATCATTAATTGTAATAGTGATATTACTCATTCTGTCCTCTTAATTCACGGCGAGCCAGCCCGAATAACGATCCCTGATAACGTGCTAAATCGGGGTGGTATGCTGCACCGGGTGAGTATGACCAACCTACATCGGTGGCAACTTTGGTTTTTCCTGTTTGAGTTGTACCCGTAATAAATGTTGCTACAGGCTGCATTTCTCCGGTTTTCTGAGAAATTAACTTCAGTTCACTGCCCATTGCTTTGCCAGAATTCGCAACTTTTAATCCTCTGGCTTTAACATCATCATAGCTGAGTGCAATCACACTGCAACGACAACGCCAGCCATTAGGCGGATAAAATGCCTGCCAAAATGGATCATCGTAACGAAATACCAGTCCATGTAAGGCAAGATGGCTTTTGCGGGTGTGGCTGTCATTGATCCCCGTATACATCCAGTACGGTCGGTCATCAATATTTTCCATCTGTTCTGCCCAACGCCCCGCACTGTAGAGTACAGACATATTGGTACGAAAAATGGTATCAAGCCGCCATGGGCTTCCTTGTTGAACGGTAACTCGTTCTCCTGTAACTGGATCGTCTGCTTCAGTTGTTCCCCACCATCCTTTGCGTTTGAGAACTGTCTCCAATTCCTTACGAAACCAGCGGTCAGTTTTGCCCTCGTCTAAGGCTTGCTGTAGTACCTGACGAATATCTTCCAGAATATCTAAACGCGTTACTTTAGCGACAGTAAATGATCTGGCGTGTGCATCCTGCCAGAGATCTTCCCAGTCCCAGCTTATCTGATAACCTTTAGATTTCAGGTAACCAATAGCGCGTTTGGGGGGTAAGGTCATGCAATATGCCAATTCAGCCGTTGTCATGCTCATGCAAACGCCCCCAAATGTTAGTCACAAACAATACCCGCGCCAGCCGTTCCTGCAAATCACCCGCATTCATATGAGGATAAAGTTCGGCTAACTCTCCCAACAGTTCACTGGGATTAGCGCCGTTCTGAACTCGGTCGAACAAGGGGGCCAGAATCGGTTCCAGTGTCTTGTCTAAATTATCTCCATTTATCAAAATATCCAGCGCTTCATCCAGCTTATTTTGTGCTTCCAGTTCGGCATTCATTGCTTCTGAAAATGCTAAGGGCAATGGAGGAACGGCGGGCATAGGGAGTGGCATTTCATCAATATCCCCATCCTGCAATTGGTATTCACGTTTCCAGTATTGCGGTGTAAACCTGACACCTGACTGGCTCAATTTAACATCACGGTTAGCCTGCGTTTCATCAACGGATTGTTGTTCCCACAGACGATAGACCGGACATTCAACGTTACCAAAGTTCAGTTCTACCACCCAACGTATGATCTGATTGATGGCGCTGGCGATAATGTCAGCATCGGCATCACGAATATCATCGGTCACTTCCAGTCCAGCTTGTGCAGAAGCTTTATTGCTGTTTGCTTCTGTTGTTTGGTTCTGTCCCAGTAAGGCAATAGCAATTTCGCTGCGGGCAATGGTAATCAGATTTTGATAGATATCACTGCTGTCTGATTTCCCTGCTGCTTCCTTAATTTCAACGGAGGAATCGTCGGGAATAGCGGCAACGGCATCATCTACCATCGCTTCCATTGAATCCAACAACAGATCTATTTCACTTTGTGGTGTGCCTCGTGGATGCTTTCCGATGACCCACGGCGAACCATACTTCTCGGCGAACCTGACCCAGAACTTCATACCGCCTTTCTTAAAGGTGACAGGCCAGAAGCACATAGATAAGTCGGGGAATCCATAGGGATTGTCATAAGTTGCGTCTTGACGTGGCGTCACAAACTTATAAAGCGGGACTAATTCCCCCTCAACACCGGCATCACGGGCACGAAAACGGAGCTGGTTGTCACGATCATAGTGGAACCAGTCAGGGGGCTTACTGACGATATCACTCACTGACCATGATGGACTCCGACTCCACATTAATTCACAGGGCTGGTAACCGTAGAGAACGGCTTCGTGCATTTCGCCAATGATACGTGACACATCCAAATCAGCGAGCATGTCACGGATAAAGTTGAAGACTCGCACTGGGGCGTTGCTACGTTCTACACCACGCTCTAGTGATTTCACGCCCGCTTTACGACGGCGAATACATCCCCCAACTAACGGGTCGGTGCGCAGTTCACGATAGATACGGATATCACGCCCTTGTGCTTTAAGAATAGGGTCAGGGTTAGGTAAATAGGTGCCCAGACCGTAAAAATCAATGGAACGGTTTCGTGAGGCAATTTGCTCTGTGAGTGACTGCGTTGATTCGGAAAAGTGAATAAATTCAGTGGGTGAAACCCAGATACCTCGTGCCATTAGTATCCTCCCAGCAATTGAGCACTCAGACGTTGACGGCGGGATGTAATCGTGACTGGGCCTGATGGGCCATCAGACGCATTCACCGCCAAAAAACATGACCATGCGCGGTCTGCGTGGCCTGTTGCATCACTATCAGCAACAAAACGGGGGGTGCCCGTTGGCCCAGAAATCTTCTGTAATTTATGGAGATCTGTCCGTAAAAGCTGATCACCGCGAGGAATACGGATCTGTTTATCTTCAAATACCTCTTTACCTCTGGTGGCTAGCGTCAGTTTATTGTTGCTGGTAAAAATAACGCCTTCTACACGGCTACTGCCATGCCGACGTTTAGCATCTTCAACAGGTTTTTCACCCATTCCGGTCTGATCCATGCAGCAACGTAAAACGCGATAACGGAAGAAAACATCATCCAGCAAGGCATCCTGTTCAGCAAATGTGGCGCGCTTACGTGCAATAATCTCACGCGTCCAATAAACATCACCCACTTGCTCTAATACCCAAATAACAAAGAGGTCATTACGGATACCAATATCCACGCCAACAAAGCAAGGCCCCCCCTGATAATGTTCTGGCAGCCCAGCTAAATCATGCTCGACACCATCAATCAACTCATAAGAAAGCCATGCACTGGCTTCGTCCAGCCATTTCAATTCAAATTCTTGTTCCCACGCATCTTCGTCATTAAGGGCTTTCCGCATTTCCTCTATATTTCGTGGTAAGCCATCTTTGACGGCTTGATAAATATCGACAATGTGCCGTGACCATACTTGATCCAGTGACTTATCCGTCATTAACTCATAGAACTTGTTTCCTTTGCCGTTCGGGGTAGATGTCACCCGTAATTTGTAACCATTGGAAATAACCGGAAACAGTGCTGTCCAAATCTTACGACTGTCAGGATGAAATGCGAATTCATCCAAAAATACATTGGATGCAAAACCACGAGCGGTGTCGGGATTAGCAGGTAAGGCGGTAATTCTAGAGCCACCGGGTAACTCCGCTTCCAGCATGGTATAACGCTCACCGGATGCACCTTTAAAATATCCCTCAATCTCACGGGCGACCATGTTGTAGGCCTGGCAGTGTTTTTTTACCCCTTCCTCCATCGCTTCTTTAGCCTGGCGCTCGCCACGGGAAAGAATGACCCAACGAGTACGTCCCCCTGTCGCTTCAATTTCGAAGCAATCATCAGTCAGCTCCAGTGTTGTGGTGAACGTTTTTCCTGTCTGACGGGCAAATTTACCTATCTTGAAACGGGAACGGTCTAGAAACCATGTGCGTTGGTAAGCATAAAGTTGAATGGCGGCGCTCATTTGACGATCCCATAAATTTCTTCTCGGACACGACGCAAGGTTTCAATACTCATACGTCCACCATTATGGGTACTGGCTTCCTTCTCCAGTGCTTCCATTTTGTCAGCAATTTTCTGGCGTAGGTCAGATTGATATTTCTTTAGATTGATACTGGCTCGGCTCAGAGTAGCGACATTTTTTGCGACCTTAGATAGTAAGGTGACGCGTTCTGCGGGGTTAATTTCTTCTTCATCTGCCTCCTGCAACTTAACAATGTTTTCGAAGATTTCAGTTTGAATCAGTGCGATTACTGCTTCAGAACGGGCATCCTGATCATCAGAAGCCCCTTCAGTCAGCAGTCGAGCAGCTTCAGTCGCGGCACGAATGGCTGCGAATCGACGCTCAATTTTCTGTCCATAGCGATGAATGGCAGATTTACTGATGGTATAACCTTTCTCTTTCAACAGATCTTCCAGTTCCTGATAACCGCTGAATCCTGATTCAGTCAACGCGCGTTCCAACCAACGCCGGACGTCTTCAGGGAGTTTATCGATTGTGCTTCGACGCGCCATTATTCACTCCAGTATTTTTCAGGACGAGCAATACCAGGGCCGCATTCAACCGTATATTCAACGATATCAACACCAATACGGGTTAAATCCGCAAACCAACTGCCCGATGGCTGTTTATTCAGGTCAATCAACTGACGGTCTGCCAGATAATCTAACTCCTTGCGTAACTCCAGTGCAGTCACATCAGGATAAATCGCGCGAGATATATCCAATAACAACGTCTCACTGGCGGTATACGGGCGCGTTTTATTCAACGCGACCAATAAACTCCAGCGCAATGACTCACGACGAACACGGGCTATATCAATCATTTTTACCTCCGGCAATTCGGTGCTGCTGCACCACCTCTAATTTGCTATAAAGTGCATCCAGTTTGGCTTCAATGACTGTTTGACCACGAATGTAATCTTCACGTCGCACGTAATTCAGTGGTAAGTCAGCCTTAAACTGCATAAACTCACGTTCGAGCTGAGACCAGTTATCTACGGAATTTTTAAGCGCCTGCTCTAACGAAGCGTGCCGTTCCTCCTGTCGTTCTTCCGCTTTGGAAAATAACCACTTTGCGATGCCAAAAACGAAACCAAGGAAAGAGAACAGAAAACCCACAGCAGCCCAAAATTCAATCTGTAATGTCATTGTTGTAATCCTTCGATGTAATCCAGCAGGCCATTGACCTGTGCTTTCAATGCAAGACATTGCTCCCCGTTATCGATGACATTGGCGAGGATGTCTCTTTGCGTAATACCGGATGACCGTAGTTGGGCGTCAGCGGTTTCATTTTCACGGGGCGTTTCATCAGCGCCGGAGGTAACGGAGGCAGAGCGCATTTGTTCACCGGACAGGCCGAAGGCGGCGTTGTATTGCTGCACGAAGCCACGAGTAAACACGCAATTAACGGGATGAAATTGTTGTTTTTCATCCATCCAACGCTGAGTAACATGATCAATTTTCCTCTTCAGTTGTTGATTCTGAGTACGGAGTTTTTCGATACCATTGAGATAATGGGCTTCCGCCTGATGCGCTAAGTTGACCTGCATTTGATAACGCTGCCGCAAGGCATTCAGTGTTGCCAGTTCCCGCTCTGCCCGTTGTTTTTCCAGCAGAAGAAAATCCGCTTTCTGTTGTGCCAATGCGGTATTTCCAGTCTCCTTTGCTTTCTGAAAGCCTGTGACATGGCCTCGCCAATAAGCCAAAGCGAACAGGCTTACTAGCGCCAAAATCAATACAACAGGCTTAGCCCATAATTTAATTGGCACAGCGGGCACCTCCCCAAACCAAATAACGCGGTGCAAGTTCCAGTAAGATACGTCGGGGATAATGGCGATTTTCTTTCCAGGCAGTGGCATTACGACCTGCGTTTTGAAATTCAACGTGACCGAACCAGACCCACGGATTGAGCCCCACTGCCTCGGTTTTCTTCTTATCCCGTAATAACCAGCCCAAGCCTCCGTTATAGGAAGACAGCACCATAGCCATTCTTTGGCACTCATCGGCCGCTTTAATGCGTTGCCATAGCCAATAGTCATAGTGAACCATTGCCCGTATAGACCAGGCAGGGTTGAAAGGATCTTTATTGGATAATTCAGGAATGCGTTGACTGATCCAATCCGCAGTTGCTGGCATAAACTGGGCCATCCCCTGAGCACCAACAGGTGAAATAGCGCGTGGTTTCCAGCCACTCTCCTGATGCAATTGAGCAGCAAAATCAGCCACAGGCGCGTTCAATCCCCAAATCACACGGGAAGCCCGTATCAAATCATTACGGTATTGTAGCGAACGGTATGGCGGTTCATCAGCCAGCACAGGATTAATCAGGCCACCACACCACAGCAGCACCATTCCGATAATCTGGCACCAATTCATGATCATAGGCCTGTTGCTACGCTGAGACAGACAGCAGCAACAATCAGTGCACGACGTATCAGAACAGCCGCAAACGCCATATGGTAACCAGTCAGGATGGGATATTTTCCCACTTTCATGAGTTCTTCATCATGTTTCAGATACTGACCTGGTCTGGCCTTGGGAAATAAACTGCGGTCCAGCCAGTATCCCAGGACAGCAGCCAGTGCAATCAGCGACAACTTATAGATCACAACAGGGACTTGTTGAGGGGAAACCAAGCCAATAGTGACCAGCAAAAGTACCGCTGTTAACAGCCAGCCGCCGAGGCGTAATTTTTTGATAAGTGAAATAAGTGAGTTGAAGGTTTTCATTGAACTGTCTCCATTGTCGTTGATGGAAACAGTTTTGCCAATTTAGCGGGAAAAGAATTTTAAAGGGCGTTAAGAGCGCATCGGGAAAGTAAAAGACAGGATAAGAGCGACCCACTCAGTGCGCTCAACACTGGGCAGGTCATCAACCCACAGGTATGCACTGTGAATCAACCAAGGCTCTTTTCGTCATCGATGACCGAAGAAGCCTAACTCATTTTTAGCTAATGGAAAAGGCTTACAAATAATGAAAGAACAATCTTTACCCATCGTTCCCTGGATTGGTGGTAAACGCCGATTAGCAAAACATATTTTACCCTTGTTTCCTGAGCATACCTGTTATGTGGAACCATTCTGCGGTGCGGCTGCTCTGTATTTCCTGAAAATACCCAGCAAGTGTGAGGTCATTAATGATATCAATGGCGAACTGGTGAATCTTTATCGTGTGATAAAACATCACTTGGAAGAATTTGTCCGGCAATTTAAGTGGGCATTGGTCAGCCGCCAGATTTATAAATGGTTGCAGATCACGCCGGAAGAAACACTAACCGATATTCAGCGGGCAGCGCGGTTTTACTACCTCCAAAAGCAAGCCTTTGGAGGCAAGGTTGCTGAGCATACTTTCGGTACTTCTACCACCAGTCCACCACGCTTCAATTTGCTTAGAATAGAAGAAGAGTTATCAATGGCTCACTTACGACTGGCAAGAACGATCATTGAAAATATGGATTGGGCACAGTGTATTCAGCGTTATGATAGACCACATACCTTGTTTTACTGTGATCCACCATATTGGGGGACTGAGGGATATGGCATTGAGTTCGGGCTAGAGAACTACGATCTGTTGGCAGAACTTGCACATACTGTCCACGGAAAAATGATAATTTCAGTGAACGATATTCCAGAAATGCGTAAGGCGTTTAAGGGATTGACATTGCAGGTGGTTAATATTGGTTACAACCTGAAAGTCAAAGGAAAAGCGAAACAGAGTAAAGAACTGATTATTTGTAACTTTTAGCTTAAAAAGGGGGAAACATCCCCCTTTTAATATTCCATTACATTGGGCAACTCCACTCAGTCGTATCATCAGGTTTAAATACCATCAAGCACCCCGCTCGTGGGGGTTTATTATCTGGTGTAGCTGGTAATATTTCTCTCGATTCTGGTTTTGCTGGCGCAGACTGAATTTCTTTCAAACATTCAGTTGCACTTTTTTGGTATTCACTATAGGCACCTTCAATTTTTCTCAATGCAAAGTTGGTTTTCTGAGGATCATTTGAAGAGAGAACTTTAACTAAATTGATTTTTTCAACCCACCAGTTCTGCGCATTAAACCCAGACATTTGGCAAGCACTATAAGGTTGTATTACATCTTGAGATAAAAATCTTTTTCCTTCATGTTCTATTTGCCTAAATTGTCGACCGTAATTAGGAAAGTCATAAACTACCCAATTATTTTTCTGCTGAAAACTGTCTATGGCTTTAGTTATTTTATCCAGATAGTTTTTTGCGGTATCAATGCGTTCTGCATCAGGCATGATCGAGAAATCATATGGTTTGTATGTCAGATCGTCTGGATAAAAATATACCCAATAATCACTATCGGGCAGGACATTTTGTTGATCAAATAGTAACGCTTGACAAGCACTCTTAGGAATTTTAATTCCTGTCTGGTCATCATTAATTTCAATAAAACAGTTATGACCAGAAGCCATATACTCAACAGGTATTTGGGCATTATCAGGAATACGAAATTTAATTGTTAGAAAGCGATTCAGCTCAATCGCTTTATCCTGAAATTGTTCTGAGTATTTATCAAGGCCGGGAAGCAAATGACTGATAGCTGGTAGTAGTTGATTGATAGTGGCGTTATCTGTTGTTATCGAGAACGTGGGACTGGGAGATTTTTCAGGCTCAATTTGAGCGCTATTTTCAGCCACATCACCACATCCTGCCAAAAGAAATATTGTGGGAATTAATAAATTGCGCATAGCTCATACCTTGTATGAAATTGAAAATAATTATCTCATTAAGAATTTCTGCGTCGTAAAATGACATTGATGGTATCAATAATGTTCTTATTTTCATCTATTATGATGTTTTCTATTTTTCTATGCTTATCCATTTTTTTTCCACAAATATAAATCAGTACACTCCAAGAAACAAAAATTACCAAAGTTTTCTCATTGAATAGCAATAAACCACTAGACCCTCCACCCCAAAGCACCATATAAGCATTCCATAGGGCAAACCCAAATGCCATAAGTACAAGACTCAAGAATAGTAGGCAAGGTGTATTAAAATAACAACGCCATTTAGCATCTTTATTTTTCGTCAGCAATTGTTGTTTCATTGCAAGTAACTCTTGACCATCCCTTTCATGAAGCTCACGTGGTCGCGGTGGTGTAGGAGGATTAATATTGACAACTGAACCCACGTGAATAGAACCATGACTATTACCACCAACACTGATAGTTACTTGTCGTTCTTGCCCATCTTGGGGAAGTAGTTTAAGACTATCAACAACCTGTTCTGCAATTGTTCTAAGTTTTTCTTCTCTGTTGTCCATATAAATCCTTCATTCTTTAATGATTAATAACCAATTTCAATACCCTATCAATTCTAGCGTCATCTACAGCAGACTCTTTAATCAAAAAGTTATATATTTTTGATGATTGTAGGACAAGTTCATCTGCTGTCCAACGGCGGTTAGATTGCCTTGCGATAGAATCTAGTTGACGAACAATTTTTCCTAGTAATTCTTCATCTATCTCATTGTTTTTTTGAGCGGTAAAAATTGATTGCTGAGCTTGCCCTGTGATCAGATACATTACATCTAGACCTGCTTTTGCCCAGAGGCTAATAGCGTCAGCCCCTGGTGCAGATTCATTTTTTTCCCATCTTATTTGTGATTTTCTTGATGCGCCAACCATCTCTGCGAAGTCAGATTGACTAAATCCCAATCGTTCGCGCTCTTTTTTCAATCTTTCACCAAGGGACATTTTTGTCACCAAAACCCTTTACAAGTCCCAAAATTGAGACAATAATGTATCACATATCCTACAAACATCATTGCATCACCGGAGGCTATAGCATGACACCTGAACAAATTAAAAACCGTTTCCAACAACACGGCATTACTGTTACTCAATGGGCACAAGAAAACGGTTATTCCCGTGAAGCTGTGTACCGTGTTCTAAATGGACAATCCAAAGCTAACTACGGAAAGGCCCATGAAATAGCTGTGAAGCTCGGTCTAAAAACACCATCTTTGAGTATTTAGTATAAGCAATTTATCACTTTTTGTAACAAATTATCACATATTGAAAAAGGAGATTGTGACATGCGCAAAATTAACGTTTCCAGTTCTGGAACGCGCATATTACGAGTCATGAAAGCTTTACGTGGTCATTCACTATCTGGGCTGAGTAATGGGGAATTAGCAGAATTATTGGGGGAATCTCCGGCAAATATTAATCGTGCACTAAATACATTAATAGAAGAAGGATTGGCACAAAAATTAGATAGCGGTAGATATGCCCCGGGCATGCAATTACTACAAATAGCACAATCATTCTCAAATGAAATGTCTAATACACAAGCCAGAATCACTGAAATGAATCAGCGTGTTTTAGCTGGTAGCAGAAATTAATTAATAAGGAATTCCTATAATGGCACGTACAAAAAATACAACATCAGTAGGACTGGCCGAAGAGATTCAACTTGCCGACGATCTGCAAGTTAATCTTAATGCCATGACAACCCATCGTTTGCAAATCATGGAACAGTTTGGGGATGGTTTACCATATGACTGCAACCGTATTGTGCATGAAGCTAAGTTTTATATGGCTCAAAGCGCTGAAGCAATGTTAGAAGCAGGGAAACGCCTCATCATTCTTAAAGAAAACGAGCCTCATGGGGAATTTGTTGACATTGTTAGAGATCAGCTTGGTCTGGAACCCCGTATTGCTCAAAAAATGGCACAAGCAGCACTTAAATTTCTTTCACCGGGATTAGAAGCAAAAGCGAAAACGTTTTCGCTTTTAGGGCGTTCCAAACTGTATGAATTAATGCTTGAAGACGACGAAGAATTATCAGAATTAGCCGAAGGCGGCACTGTTGCTGGCCTGACACTGGATGATATTGATCGCATGTCTGTCCGCGAACTACGCAAGGCGTTACGCGATACACGTAACGATCTCGAAATATCACGTCAAGCAGTACAAGAAAAGAAAGAACTGGTCAGTAATTTGATCGAAGAAAAGTCTGAAATCCAGCACAAACTCCAGCGCCGAATCCATCATGAAAAACCCGAAGAAGAAAGCGAAGCACTAACTCTGGAAGTTAATTCATTGGCATTTGCTGTTGATGCCGCAATTATCAATCTTTTCAATGGGTTCACTGAATTAAATAGTCATACGATGCGTACTGACATTAGCCATATTGGGTTTATGACGGGATTACTGGATGACATTGAAATCAAATTCCGTGATCTGCGTAACCAATTTAATTTACCTGAATACAGGGAACACGACGTGATTCCTGATTGGGCTAAAGAAGGTGCAGAGGAGCAAGAAAAAGAATTCAAACGCCCTGACTGGATGGAAAAGGACGAGGCACATGACTAGATCCAAATTGAATTATGCGGTCAGCCGACATCTGAATGATATGAGCCAAGGGTTTTCAATTCTGACAAATTACGGTGAATTACAGATACAAGGTAATGATGCTGCACCTTTTGTCCGTGAATTGAAGAAAATGCTGGAAAAGAAACTGAAAAAACAAGGGCAATAATATGAACGCCACAATGACCGAACGATTAGTTGCTATTGCACAAGCAGCACATAAAGCCGGACATGGCGGCAAAGAGGCGGTATATCGTGCGGCTTGTGAGGAGCTGTGTATGTCACGTTCGACACTGATAAAAAAATTGGGTGAAGTTTCTGGTAGAAAACCCCGCAAGAAACGTTCTGATGCAGGTAATAGCGCACTAACGCGTGAAGAAGCCATCCTCATTTCAGGGGTATTAATGGAAGCCACACGTAACACAGGCAAGCGCCTATATAGCCTTGAACAAGCAGTTAACGATCTGCGTTCAAATGGCCTAATTAGCGCGGGTCATATTGATACTGAAACGGGCGAATTTATCTCATTATCTGTTGATGCCATCAGCCGCGCATTACGACAATACAAGCTACACCCTGAACAATTGAAAGTACCTGCACCCAGTCTGCAATTAGCCAGCTTACATCCTAATCATGTCTGGGAGTTAGACGCCTCAATCTGTGTACTGTATTACCTGAAAAATCCTGACAAAAATAAGGGTGGTGATAACGGGCTGCGTATGATGCCTGTCGCTGAGTTTAACAAAAATAAACCGAAAAATCTGGCACGTATTGTTAATGATCGCGTCTGGTCGTTTGAACTGACAGATCATACCAGCGGCTGGATATATGTCGAATATTTGTTTGGCGGTGAAACCAGCCAGAATTTTACTTCGGTATTGATCAACGCTATGCAAGATCGCAGTGACGCAGATGTGTTACATGGCGTGCCCCAGATTTTATTTACTGACCCTGGCTCAGCTTTAACCGCACCTACATTACGTAATTTGTGTAAGGCGCTGGGTATTCAGATGATACAACACAAAGCCCGTAATGCCCGTGCTACAGGCTCGGTTGAAAAAGCACGTGACATTATTGAACGCAATTTCGAGTCTGGCTTACGTTTTCGTCAAGTTGATGATATTGACGAACTCAACCGTCTGGCACGGCTATGGCGAATGAAATTTAACCGTACTGCAATACATAGCCGATATGGACAAACCCGTACTGATTGCTGGTTGAGAATTACGGCTGAACAGCTAGTCAAGGCACCTGCTATCGAAGTTTGCCGTGAATTGGCTGTTGCCGCACCAGAAAGCCGTAAAGTTCAGTCAACCCTGCGTGTCTCTTTTAGGGGGCGTGAATATGATGTGAGTACAGTTCCTCATGTCGGTGTTGGTGATTCCATTATGATCACCCGTAATCCGTGGCGTGATGAAGTCGCCCAGGTTGTCATTACGGGTGAAGATGGCTTTGATGCTTTCCATCTGGTTAATGAAGTCGTTAAAGATGAACACGGTTTTGCCCTCGGTGCCCCTGTGATTGGCCGTGAGTTCCATGCCATTGCCCACACAATTGCACAACGTAATTTGGCTGAAGTTGAACAAAAAGTGATGGGAACAAATAATGCCACTGAAACTGAGGGCGCCCGTAAATTAAAAACGTTACCTCTCAATGGTCGGTTTGATCCCTATCTGGATATTGAACGTAACGATGCACCGACGTATATGCCTAAACGTGGGCAATCTTCAACAGTATACAGCCCGCGTATTGAACAGCTCCTAAACCCCGTTGATGTTGTCAAAACACTACGCGAAAGGTTCCAGTCACAGGGAAAAACATGGCGTGCTAAATTTTACCAATTAATAGTTGAACGCTTTCCCAACGGTGTTCCTGCAGATCAAGTTGATGTGTTGTCTGATGAGTTCATGGAGCAATCAACCCATGTTGTACGCCACATTATCAACGGTAATTAATTTTGTATGACATAGATAAGGTAAAGAAAGAATGGCAATTAAAGTTCATGATCCTTATAGCCGCTTAACGGGGGATTAATATGCTGGTGTTTAAACAACAGTTACAAGCACATCAGTTAACACAAAGTGCTGCTGCAAATGCAGCAGGAATTTCGGCAGCCGCATTAGCCCAAATTGTTAATCATAATATCTGGCCACGGCAGAATGCGGAGGTAATAAAGCAACGTATTACTGATTTTTTGACAAGTAAAGGGATTGACACAGTAAAAAGTTTTGAGGTGGTGCAGACAACCAACCCATTAGATGTCTGCACCGATAACAAAGAGACAACCCTCATTTCTGAGGAGGAAAACATGTTACTAAAGAAACAAGTATTATTTCCAGCGACAAAGAAACATTTTAGTTTGTTTCGTGATCCATTCGAAGATAGTGCCATTCAAAGCGCTGAAGATGTTTTCATGACGCCAGATAGTCGTTATGTACGGGAAGCTATGTATCAAACCGCACGTTATGGTGGTTTTCTGGCAATATCAGGGGAATCAGGCTCAGGTAAAACAACACTGCGTCGTGACCTCATTGACCGTATTAACCGGGAAAATACCCCCATTATTGTTATTGAGCCGTATGTATTGGCAATGGAAGACAATGATGTCAAAGGTAAAACCCTTAAGGCATCCAGTATTGCTGAAGCCATTGTGAATACTTTGGCACCGTTGGAAAACTTAAAACGATCACCTGAAGCACGTTTCCGTCAGTTGCACAGGATATTGAAAGACAGTTCTCGTGCAGGTTATCAACATGTTCTGATAATAGAAGAAGCACACTCATTACCTTTGCCGACCTTGAAGCACCTCAAGCGATTCTTTGAATTGGAAGATGGTTTTAAGAAACTGCTATCTATCATTTTAGTTGGACAGCCTGAGCTTGAATTGAAACTGTCAGAACGAAATCAAGAAGTTCGCGAAGTAGTACAACGTTGCGAAGTCGTTAACTTGCGTCCGCTTAATGATTATTTGGAATCTTTTCTGGACTTTAAATTTGGTCGGGTGGGCATGGAAACGAACAAAATTCTGGATAATAGCGCGATTGCCGCTATTCGAGATCGCTTGTGTCTTAGTCGTCACGGCGGTAGAGAAACAGTGAGTTTGTTATATCCATTAGCGATAGGTAACCTGGTGACTGCGGCAATGAATATGGCTGCTATTAATGAGATACCTACGGTTGATGCCAATATTATTCGCAGTGTTAACTGAGGATGTCACGATGAAAAAAAATCCTGGCTTAACCATTAATGTTGACAATATGCATATTCAAACTGCCTTATCACGCGTTGGACATGCAATTAATAAATTATCAACGCAAGGATTTACAGTCAGCCGAATTGATATCGACCAGCAAAGCCGCCCAACCATCGTTGTACAAAATGATGTTCATTGCCGCCGATATCAAGAAAGTAGACGGGCTGTCAGGTATGGATTTGGTCATGATGAACATGGAGCGTATGAAAAATATCAATTCCAACTATATCAATGCCGTATTGCATGGGAGGTTCGTTAGATTATGGCCGTAAAAATTGAAGCACATATACAAATAATTATTGGTAGAACAGGATTTTTCCATTACAGAAGTTTTTAAAGATAGCATCAGTAAAAAACTAATACATTAATTAACGGATAAATAAATATGACAAAGAGAAAAATGCGGCTTAAAGCTGCTGCGGCTTCCTATACCCCGCAATCCCGTGAGCAGGTCAGCGCGGATATTAAAAAAATTGGTGATATACAACGTGAATTGACCCGAATTGAAACCGAAATTAATGACGAAATTGCTGTCATTGCTAATAGAAACACGCCCACAATTGAAGCGCTAAAGGCAGAGCTTAACATATTGCAGAAAGGCGTTCAGATATGGTGTGAGGCTAATCGTAATGAAATTACAAATAGCCATAAAACTAAGACAGCAAACTTGATAACAGGGGAAGTATCCTGGCGGACGAGGCCAGAATCAGTTTCCATTAAAGGCGTGGATGTGGTTATTAAGGCATTAAAGATTCTCAAATTAGACAGGTTTATTAGAACAAAAGAAGAAATTAATAAGGAGGCTATTTTAGCTGATAAAAATGCGGTTAAAGAAATAAAAGGAATATCGATTATTTCAGGTAAAGAAGATTTTTCAATTATCCCATTCGAACAGGAAATTAAGTAAGGAATATATTGATGAAAATAACATGTAATAACTGCAAAAAACCTGTTGAACAAATGAATTTTAAACAAGCCAATATTATTCAGTCTCCTGAATTTGGTGAGTGGGTTGTAGATCTAATCTTGGTTTGCCCACATTGTAGTCAACAATATGGTGTTTCTGTCGCTGCATGGGATTTACAGCCGCTGGAGACAGTGAATGGATAAAACAACCTTATACCAAAAAGCCATGCAGGTATGGGGTTATGACAAACAGTTATGCAAGCTGGCCGAGGAGGCCAGCGAGCTGTCTGCCGAAGCCTGTCGTGTTCTGAATTTTCATGGCCTTGAAAATGGTCTGGCTGAAGAGATCGCGGATGTAGAAATTATGATTGAACAGCTTCGCCAGAATGGACTGGGTAAAGCTATCGAATATCACAAAACTCAAAAGTTACATCGTATTGCAGAATTATTGGGAGAAACATATGAACCACAATAATGAAAGAATCATAAGTAAGCTCAAAAAACTCTATGCCTTGTCAAAATCATCTAACCCACATGAAGCCGCAGTTGCACTAAGACGCGCACAGAAATTAATGCAGGCCTATAGCATCAGCGAAGACGAAATTGCATTCAGTGATATTGACGAAAGTATCAGTGATTATTGGCCCGTTGGTCAACGTCGTCCTCCTGTTTATATGTTAGGCCTGATTGCAATTATTAGGGATGCATTTGGGGTGTGTTCACTGCTGTTAAATAGAGTAGATACCCAGGTTAGTTTTTATGGCCCCAAAGAACGTATAGCGTTAGCTGCTTATACCTATGAAGTATTGGGGCGTCAGTTAATGAAGGCCAGAAAGGAATACATCAACAGTCAAAATAAGCGCCTGAAAACAACCACCAAAACCAGCAGAGGAGATAAGTTCGCGGAAGGTTGGGTACTTGCTGTTCTTAATGAGATTGTAAGGTTATCAATGAGCCAGGAAGAAGAGGAATTAGTTTATCAATGGCTCAGCCAACACCAAGGAAGTTAGTGGGCGGGAAGCCAAAAAAGCAAGGGGTAGTATGGATGCCATGAATGCAGGCTATCGCAAAGGTGAATTGGTCAGATTACATCAACCCGTCAGTGGGCAGGAACAAATGAAAATTGGGAGTACGGTATGATATTTAATTTCATCTTTTTGTTCTGCTATATTGGATGGGCTACAGCTGAATTGCACCGCACTCTTGGGTATCTGGACAGATACCGTGGTATCAAATTAATACTGGTATGGTCTTTCATTTTCTTTACTTGGCCAGCGACTTTGGCAATGTTGGTTTACTCAATTCGAGAGTGCATGGCAGAGGACGAGTAAGATGACAAGACAAAAACTTATTCAGCTTATCCATATTGCACGTAGTAACTTAAAACTGGACGAAGACACCTATCGCCAAATGCTTCTTTCAGAAACCAAGAAAACCTCTACGCGGGACATGGATATCCCGCAGTTAACCCGCGTTCTGGAAACCATGAAAAAACGGGGATTTAAGATTAAGCCAGCAAAGAAATCCGAAACATCGCGTCGATTAGATAGCCATCCTCAATCAAAAAAGATACGCGCTTTATGGTTAGAAATGGCTTCTATGGGGATTGTCCGCGACAGTTCGGAACAGGCATTAGCTCAATGGGTTAAACGTGAAACAGGTATCGACAGCTTACAATGGCTGAATTCAGCCCAAGCCAGTCGTGTTATTGAAAAGTTGAAGAAGTGGCAACATCGCGTTACGAGGAAAAAAGCATGAATGATGTGAATAATTTTCGTAGCAAAGGCCCTGAATTATTGGTCGAATTAGCACAACATACAGCTAGTACAGTCAGTGAGATTATCAATGTTGACCCTGTATTAGCTGAACAAATTGGGGAGGCTGTCGCGAACCGTATGATGCAGGTTTGGGGCGGTCAGAATGTCTATTTCCCTATGGGGATGGTTTGGAAAGTCAGCCTGCGCGATCGGGAAATCTTCAATAAATTTAACGGTAAGAATCACCACGAACTGGCACGTAAATTTGGTGTTTCTGTTCAATGGATTTACAGCGTAGTAAAACGTGTTCGAAAGGAGGAAGTGGATCGCCTGCAAGGTAAATTATTCAATGACGAGTCTGAGTAA